AATTTCAATGTATGCGTTATATCGGTTTTGATATAAGATTGAAGCATCAACATCATTTTGGTAAAAGTGTTGAAATATTGCGTTGTTTGTCGGTGAACACGGAATTGTAAAAGACTGCGAAAAGTCCGTAAAGATTTTACTTATATCCGAAATATTTTGTATGGTTGAACTTACACTTATTTTTTCGTCATTGAATAATTCTAAACGTGAATAATTTAATTCCGTTTGTGCCGAATCAGTTTCAATAAAAATTGCTACTTCTCTTTTCATTATATAACTGAATTAATTGCATCATAAGCAAACTCAAACTCTAAAGAATAATTAATTTGTTTCGTGTTAATTTGCTTAAACAACTCCGTGCTTTTACTATTAATCTTTGCGGGTTTGTTGTCTATCAGTATTCGTTCGCTTAACATTATTTGTTTTAAAACATCTTTCCAAGTTTCTTTTACCCATCCCGTATTTACTTTTATACTTTTCTTTGCGTTAGTGTTAAATGTTTTTCTTTGTCCTTCTAAACCACTATAAAAAGTTGATGGCGAACTTGCAAATTGTGATGTTTGAAGTAAATTATATTCCGTGTTTTCAACGCTAAAGTTGTCGTTACTTGCCTTGAAGAAAAACTCACGTTGCCACGCTCCATATCTATTTACAAAATCAATAATAACTGGTGTGTACTTACACTCATCTAATGGGTAGAAATTCCAAGTTGCTTGAAGAACTAAACTTGCATCAAATATTTCTAATTTGTTTCCAATGTTTGCGTTTTGATTTCTTACTCGTGGTACATCAAATGTTGAGTTTGATATGTTTATTTGAAAAATAGAAGGTGTTGCATCAAAACTTGTGTAACGTGCAATAAAACCCGCACTTGTTGTTGCTCGTATTTTTCCCGCATCTGAAGTCGGATTATAATAATAGTTACCCGCATCAAGTCCGTAGTTTCCTAAATCTTTATTGTAAAGGTCTTCGTAATATGTATAGCCATCAAATGCTATGTGTGTTTGTGTGCTTCCAACTTGTGCGTAACTTGTGCCGTTAAACCAATATAATTTTAGTTGTACGTTTACTCGTTCATTTGTGGGGTTTGTTACTGCGACTAATCCACTTTGTATTGTGGCGCAAGAATTAAATTTTATGTATTCTCTAATGTATGCACTAATATCATACAACGTATCAATATTTGTTGGTGAAGGTATTAACTTACTTAATGTGTATGTTGGTGTTCCGCCAAAAGTTGTTGCACTTAAAAATATTTCCAACTTTGAACCAAGTTGTCCCGCTTGTGCTATTCTAACTATATAGGGTGACCTTGCGAATATGTTTGCCATTATTTCTTTTCGTTTTTAAATTGCGTTTGTTTAAATAAATTTAGTGCATCCAAACCAAACTTTTCTACAAGTTCTTCGGGCAACATTTTAAATGCTTTTTCAAATGGTGTGGTAAAAAACAAAGAAGGCTTAATACCCGAAAAGTAAATGCTTCGTGCCATTAAAAATTTCAAAGTTTTCCTACTCATAAATTTTCCGTCTTTATCTCGTGGTGCTAATCCTTTTCTAATTATCCACTTGTCAAGACTTCTTGTTAATCCGCCTTTTTGACCCGAACCAGTTCCAAACTTATAAGGTGAATTCGGTGCTTTTTGAACTCCGTAATTTTTTGATTCTTTTGGTAAAGCATTTGGGTTTTTACCTTTAACTCCTTTGTCTTGAAACTTTCCATAATCACTCATTTCAAAGTCCATATAAAAAGAGTTTGGCATTGCCTTAACGTTTCCCCTTAAACTTTCAAAAAGTCCTTTAGATGCGTTCTTTTTACCCCGTATTAAATTCTTCTTCGCCTCGTTAATAACAAAATCACGAAACCTTTCAAGTTCTTTTTGTAATTCTGATTGTTGCATCTTAACAAATTGTCATTTGGTTTGGTGTTACTATGTCAAGTGTCATTGTCCAACCCGCCAAATAATTCTCGAACCTTTCAGTAAATGGTTCTAAAGTTGCCGTGCCTTCTACTTGAAATAAATCATACATCAAAGTACCACGTTTCATAATGTCGTATACTCTATTCAATACTGCGTGTTGAGTATTTAGTACATCAATTTCATTATCGTTACCTAAAAACACATCAGTTGTTAGAGTCTTTGAAATATCTACAACATCCATTGCAATAAGGCTTACATTCCACGTTGTGGTTTGTTCATCTATTGTGCAACTATTCACCATTATGTGAATCAATGGAAATATCGTTTGCTTTGCTAAATCAACTTTGAAAATGTCACCTTGTGTTATTGTGTTTACAATTGCATCTGAATCAAAGTGCGTTTTAAGTTTGTCCAATAAGTTATAATAACCCGTCATCTTTTATATTTTTTTAATTGGCGATTTTCAATCTCTTGCTTTTGCTTTTCGAAGGTAAGATAAGTGAGACATTCAGTAAGTTTGAAGTTTGTGACTTCGTTAAATTTTGTGAAATTTCCGTTCGCAAGTCGGTAAAGGCTTGTATACCATCCCCAAGACTTTCCGAATTGAGTCGCTTCATTATATTCTCCGCCATCTTCGGATTCCTCATTGCTTCCGTCTCCAAATAAGAAAGTGAACTTGCTAACAATTCTGCCCCTAAATTCCAAAAAAAAACACTCGAACTTATTGCTATGTCAACTGGCGCAAATTTCATTAGGTCTTGCATTTCGGGCATAGGTGTGTAATCAATTATTTCGTATTTATCTTTGAACTTCATCTTGATTGGTCGGTACATTACTGCTAATGCCTTATGATAAGTATCCCACTTTTGTAGATTGTTTTCCAAGTCTACATATTCACCGAATGTAATGTCTTCAAGTTTTGTAATAAACCCAAATTCTTGACTTCCGATTTTAAACGTTGGTTGAAACTTTGGCTTTTGCTCAAATAGACTTTTAAAATGTAAAATCAATTCGTTCAAATCCGTTAACTTCATTTTTACGATGTCCTTGAAATCAAGACCGCAAAATATCTGCACCATTTTTTGTGCTATAAATTCATCGTCATTACTTCCATCTTGTGACTTTAAGAATTTTTGGTATTGACTTAATGTGATTTCACTTAAAGTTGTAGGTATCTCAATTTCTAACTTCATATGTATATAATTAATTATTCGTGTTTTTGTTGTGTTCGTTTTTTTGTATGTAATCGTATGCTTGTTTTAACATATTAATATCTCGGATGTCTCGTAAATAAATACGAACCTTTTCGCCTTTTTTTTGGAAGATGTAAATCTGAACCGATTGCATCATTATTTCTAAATCGCTCATCTAATAAAATATTGTCCCCGTGTAGGGTTGTCAAGTTGATATGAGACTGCATATCGCAATGCATCAATGGCGTGATTGTGCTTATCTTGTGGTGTTTTTGACTTTTTTTCCAACCAAGAATAGTTGTTTAGTTCTTTGATTAAATCAATGCTATCTTCACTCACTATTAAGTCGTAGTCTTGTAGCAAAGTTATTCCGTAGATAACCGAGTCCGCTCCTTTGATTGTAGCCACAACGTTATTACCAAGTGCATTCAATTCGCTTATTAATCGTGGTTCGGAATTGTCCCCCACTATTAAATTCTTTTCGGCATACTCACTATTTAATCTTGCAATTTGGCTTGTGGTTAATGCTTGTTTATAATAGAGTAGTTTAACGTAAATGATTTTGTTTGTCTTGTCAATGTTTGTCTTGACTAACGTGGTTGGGTCGTTACTAAAACCATAATCTTGACCATATACACTTACACCAACTTCTTTAAATTCTCCGAGTTGCCAGTTGTTAAAGATTACCCCTTCCGCTTTGTCAAGCCAACCACCAAGTATTGTGTGCTTATACTTTTCGGGTCTTCGCTCCTTTATGATTTCAACTTGATTTAAGAAGGACTCCGATAGGTTTTCGATGTTATCCAAGTACGTTGTGTGAATATAAGTGGTATCGTTTTTTATTAGTGTTGAGCCTTGTTCTATTCCCCTACTTTCAAAGAACTTGTCGTATATGAAATGTTCTTTTGTCGTTGGATTTAAAATAAGAATAACTCGGTTTTGTTTTGTCTTGTGCCTTATGGATAAATCTATTTTATCAAAGGTATCTTCATCCGTTAATTCTTCGGCTTCATCCAATACCCACGTTGTGACACCTTGTAAAGACTTTAAGTTTGCCGTTTGTGTTCCACTACTTGTTTTGATTCCCTTGAATATTATTTTGCTACCCGTGACAATGTTTATTATTTCGTCTTTTGTCACGATGAATTGGTCTTGCATTTGCATCAACTCAATCTTCTCTATAAATTCGGGGATAATTGAAATGGATGCCGAA